GTCGACGAAGACCACTAGAACACTCCTGCCCCTTCAAGCTTCCAGCTAACCTTACTGTTGGTGTTCCAGGTTTCCGCTGCCCTGAAGTGTGCGCACTGGGCAGCTGGGTGGAACCAAGTGTTATCGAGTATGACGCGAAGTGGTTCCTAATTTGGACCAAACGTAAAGATGTGGTATACAATAAGTCCTTGTTGGCTTATCTGAAACTCCATGTCGTTGGAAGTGAACGAGAAGCCGCACTGGAGTCAACCCTTCGGTTGGTAGCAAAGAACAAAATGTTGAATGCATTGGGAATTCACCCTGATTGGGTACTTCCTGTCCTCAGCGGTTCCATTGCTATGGCCCTAAATGTTGGTCCCTTGGAAAAGGTGGCCAGAAATATGGGCAAACCAATAGAAAAATCCAGCTTACGAAAAAACTGGATTTTGCGCAACACCCAAATGCCATTGGAACGAGTTACACCGGTTCAGGCAAGATTCGATTTGACAAGGGTAAGATTAACCCCATTTGTCAGGAAGTGGTTCTTGAACCAGTCCGCAGAGAAAAGTCGAATTGGGTAAAGGTTGATGCACTAGACTTACTGATACACGTTCAAGATGGACCATGCAAACACTCGAGGGTGATGCAGGAAATTCTCCGTATTGGTGTCAGCAAAGTTGTGTCATTCCATCGTTGCGCGATGAATGAGTATAACTCCATTGTCAACCGGCACGTTAAAACTCAGTTACCTTGTACTGAGGCAGCAACAAAGTTAATGTTTAACTCCATCAATTCGCTCTTGTATGACATGAGGTTTGTGGACCTAAGTCCAATGACCATAGGTTCGGTCATTGAATCACGACCGCAGCGCATGCGGAAGCGATACAAGAATGTGATGAGTCAGTCACCTGACCCAGGAATGGGTAAGTCCTTCATAAAGTTTGAAAAACTGGAGGACAAAGATAACTTAATCCCAAGATTAATCCAGTATAGAAGTAGCGCTTACACGTTGCAACTTGCTAGGTATACAATCGTAGTGGAGAAAGTTCTATCGATGGCTGACCAGTTCTACCACAATGGTGGATTTCCAATTATCGCAAAGGGCAAAAATGCCGCTGAGCGAGGAAGTCTACTGTATGAGATGTGGGGAATGAGTGGAGCTAAAACTGCGCATCTCTATGACCATAGCAAATTTGACTCTATGGTTAACGAGACTCACTGGGAATTAGAACAATACGTCATGGGAAAATTATTCAACTCAAAGAAACTAATGTGGTTGTATAGCAAACAGCAGTGCAACAAGTTTCTTTCGCAGTGTGGGATCAAATATCAGTTTCCATACCGCCGATGTTCAGGCGATGCCAATACATCAGTTGGTAATTCTCTGATCAACTATGCAATACTTAGGGCTCAACACCCAAAAGGGTTGATACTGGTTGATGGAGATGACTCAGTCGTGTTTGACAACAGTCAGGCCATTACTAAGTTCGAGGACTTTGGAATGGTCACAAAACACGAAACAGTCAATGACTTTCAAAAGGTCGAGTTTTGCCAAAGCCGACCAGTTCTAACACCAGTTGGATGGGT